CCCGTGCCCGCTGGATGGGGCCGGGGCGAGGGTGGGTGGATCCGGTTGCAGAGAAAAAAGGGGCCATTCTTGGTCTGGACGCCGGGCTTTCCACGCTTGAAATTGAGGTCGGGGAAAACGTCGGGGAAGACTGGGAAGAAGTCCTCGATCAGCGTCAGCGTGAAATCGAATCATGCCTCAAGCGGGGGCTTCCGCTCCCAAGCTGGGCGCAGGCGGACAAGTTCGCCAGCCAGACAATTACCGATCCAGAGGAAAAATGAATTTGCCGTATTTAGCGCAGCGGCTGTTTAACACACCGCTGGCCATCCATCCCAAAAAAGCCGAGGTGGTGATGGCTGCGCTGGCCGACCGGCTGGGCATCACCCGGATTGAGTCAAATTTTGCGATGGAGGATGACGACGGCTACGACTGGAGCAGCCAGCGGGAAACCCGTTCCGATCCCGGTTATGACAATGTCTCGGGGGTGGCCGTTATCACCATTCAGGGGACGCTGGTGCAAAAACTCGGCAGCCTGCGACCGTTCAGTGGTATGACGGGTTATAACGGCATCCGCCAGGCATTTTTAACCGCGTTAAATGATCCGGAAGTGGAAGCCATCTGCCTGGATATCGATTCGCCCGGCGGAGAGGTGGCCGGGTGCTTTGATCTGGTCGATGTGATTTACAACTCCCGCGGGCAGAAACCCATTCACGCCATTCTGACGGAAAGCGCCTATTCCGCGGCTTATGCCATTGCCAGCGCCGCCGACTGTATTTGCGTTCCGCGAACCGGCGGGGTGGGTTCGGTGGGAGTGATCACGATGCACGTTGACTGGTCACAACAGATTAAAAATGCCGGGGTGGCTGTCACGATCATCACGTTCGGTGACCGTAAAGCCGAGTCTAATCCCTATCAGCCGCTGTCAGATACCGCGTTTGCCGCAATTCAGCACGATATCAATGCGATGGGGGAATTGTTTGTCAGTACGGTCGCCCGCAACCGGGGGATGAAAGAAAAGGTAGTGCGTGATACCGAAGCGGCCTGCTTTATGGCTGCGGATGGCGTCGCGCTGGGGCTGGCAGATATGGTCATGACGCCCGATGCGGCGTTTCGAAATTTACTGAAATTAACAGGAGCCTGATATGGCTAAAGCTAAACCGTTTAATTTTGCTCACTTCTTTGGCGGCGTGCGAGCGGCTGAAGAGGATGAGGAAAAATCCAGAAAAGCCCGTAAGGCAAAAGGTCGTGCTGAAGACGACGATCGCAAGGATGATGCGGAAGACGACGATGACGACATTGATGCAGAAGACGACATTGATGCAGAAGACGACGACCGCAAGGACGACGCCGAAGACGACGGAGATGACGTTGATGCAGAAGACGATGACAGCACTGAGCCGGAAGACGATGACGGTGATGATCGCAAAGACGACAAGGCCAGCCGCAAGGCGCGTCAGGCTGAGCGCCGTCGTTGCGCCCGTATTTTCGGCAGTAAGTTTGCAGTGAACAACGTCGCGCTGGCCGCATCGCTGGCATTCAATACCGGCATGAGTTCCGCCGCTGCCGTTGATGTACTGCGGAGCAATCGCCCTCAACAGCCACAGGGCAACGGGCGCCGTTCTCTTGATGAGCGCATGCAGGATGCTGAACAGGTCCGCCTGGGCAAAGATGGCGCTCAGAAAACCGGCAGTAACGCAGGCCTGGCAACACAGATGATGGACCTTTATGACAGTGCAACCGGCCGTGGTGCCGCAGGGGGTAAATAATGGATCAGTTTGGAACAAACCCGTTTGTGCCGGGCATGAATAGCTCCTTGTTCGTGCCGGATCAGCTTATCGCGGGCCCACTTCAGTTAGTGACTGACAGCGTGACAATTACCGGCGGCCCGTACAAGCGTGGAACCGTCCTGGGCGAGATCACCGCCAGTGGTAAATACACGCATTGCGTTAAAACAGCGACCGACGGCAGCCAAACACCAGTAGCAATTCTGGTGGATGACGTTGACGCATCAGCCTCTGACCAGAACGGCGGTGTGTATCTGATGGGCGAATTCAACCAGAATTACGTTACCATCGATAATTCCTGGACGATCGCACAAATGAAAGTGGCTTTACGTCCTCTGGCTATTTTCCTGCGTGGCAGTATCCCGGCCCCCGTGGCCACTTCCTGATTTTTCCACACCGACTCACCGCTTACCTTTTGCCGCATGCGGCAGGGCTGCGCTCATTTTAAATTTATGCCGGTGTGATAACCGGCATCATCAAGAGATCGCATATGAATAACATTTTCGATACCAGCGTGCTGGTACAGGTGGTTCCTAACCTGAAACTCAGCCAGAATTGGTTGCTGGACCGCTTTTTCCCCAACGTAGTGACCTACGAAACGGAAGAAGTTGCGATTGATGTGGATGTGGGTGTCCGCCGTATGGCGCCATTCGTGTCTCCGCTGGTTGAAGGTAAACTGGTTGAATCACGCAAATACCAGACCAATACCTTCAAACCGGCTTACATCAAAGATAAGCGTGCGCCTGATCTGCGTAAACCCATTCGCCGCCAGATTGGTGAACGTATTGGTGGTGAATATACCGCTGCCGAACGCGAGATGCTGAATCTCCAGTTCGAGATGGCGGACCAGATCGACATGATTAACCGACGACTGGAATGGATGGCTGCCAGCGCACTGGTATCAGGTACGGTTACTGTTTCCGGTGAAGGGTATGAAACCAAGGTAGTGGATTTTGGTCGATCTGCAGATCTGACTATTACCCTCAGTGGGTCTGATAAATGGCCGTTGACGGTTGCCTCTGGTGCTACCAACACTCAGCCATCTGATGACATTGAAGTCTGGCAAACGCAGTTTCTGAAAGAATCCGGTGCGGTTCCGACAGATCTGGTATTCACCAATTCGGCCTGGCGTGCATTCCGGCTGGATACCACGATCAAGGACAACGCCATCACTTTTCCAGCCCTGAGTCCGTTTGGCAACCAGATCAATGCTGGCGCGCAAATTCAGAAAGGTGCCGTCTATAAGGGGCGCTGGGGTAACTTTGATCTCTGGCTGTATAACGACTGGGCAGTTGACCCCGCTGATGGCGTTGAAAAGCCGCTGATTCCGGATGGTGCCGTTCTCATGAGCTGTGCAGATTTGATGGGGACGCGAGCTTTTGGCGTCATTCTCGATCCGGCCTTCAATTATGGCCCTCTCGCTTTCGCTCCTAAAACCTGGGTGAAAGAAGATCCGGCACAGCGCTTACTGATGATGCAGTCTGCGCCGCTGGTTATCCCGAGCAGGGTAAACGCTTCTCTCTGCGCAACGGTGGTGTGACATGGCTAAAACCGATACGACTAAGGCAGACGCAGCTGATCTGAATGCGGAAGGGACGGCACTGGACCTGAACGCTGAAGGGACGGCACTGGACCTGAACGCTGAAGGGGCGGTACCGGGACCTGCCACTACGGGGGAGACCCTGACCCCTGATGAAGGCGAAGAAGATACCGGGCAAAGCAGCCATGACGAAGGGCCTGAATATGTTGTCCTGAAAGGGAACCATATTCGTCACGATGGTGAAATTTATCGCGAAAACATGACCATTCCGGTAACAGGTGCGGATGCTGTGCGGCTGCTCAAAGCCGGTGTTATCGGTGATATTGAGCAGCTTCGCCAGCGCGTCCTCTCCGCCCAGCCTTCGGTCAGCGTGACTTCGGAGTAAGGCATGGGCGTCAACTGGGATGAGCACCTTCTCGCTCCCCTGCATCATGTTTTCGGCGATGAACATGAATACCGGCCAAAAAATGGATCCCCGTTCCCTGTGAACGGGGTTTTTGATCGCGGCTATGTTCAGGCATCTGAAAACCTTGATGGCGGTGCGGAAATCAACACCACAAACCCGGTGCTGGGTGTTCGCGATGCTGAGTTTTCAGGGCATTCGATGCCGGTACAGGGGGATCGCGTGTTTATTCAGATTGTCGGCGGCGTCGCGGTGAATCAGCTCTTTAACATTGCTGATGTCCAGCCGGACAGCCACGGCGGAATGAAACTGGTTCTGACGATAGTGAAGGCAAAATGAATGCAGCCCATGTTCGCCAACTGGTGGTGGATGCGCTGAAGGGAAAGACCAGCGCCGGAGAAAATGTGTTTTCTCCCCGCGATTTTCCAACAACCCGCGCGATGTACCCGTGCCTGCTGGTGCAGACTCCTTTTGATCACAAACATTCACAGGGGAAAAGCACCCCTGCTTTTACCACCACAACAACGGTTCGTATTTCCGGCCGCATTCAGGAATATGACGGTGAAACTGCTGATGATGGCGCGCTGGAAGCCGAGCTGGCGCTGGAAGCCCTGCGTGAGCAAATCGATCGGGCCGTGGTTAACAGCTACGAACTGACACGGGTTATTCAGCAGTTTCGCGAAATCCGTTCAACCATAGATGTCAGTGCCGATGGAGAAGCACACCTCGGCCAGCTTCTTTATGAAATCGACATCGAATATTACCAGGGGCCAGAGGATTTTTATCCGGTTGAGTCCGTGCCGCTTGAGGGCATCGATATTCTGGTTCAAATGCCCGACGGCACGCCAGTGCCCGGCGCAAATATTAACC